GAGTGGATGGAGCAGGGCGGCTCGATTCCCAACGACCCGTTCCTGAAGGCCGAACTCGCCACCCCAACGTACTCGTACGACAGCAACGGCAGACGGGTGCTCGAGTCCAAGGACGAGATCAAGCGCCGGCTACAGGGTGGGGCGAGCCCGGACATCGCCGACGCGCTGGCGCTGACGTTCGCGTTCCCCGTGGGCAAGCAGCTCCCACGCGAGGTGCGCGACCGCATCGACACTCGGCCAGGCGACTACGACCCGTACGAGGGCATGCAATGATCCGACCAGCGACACGCGATGACGTTCCGGCACTGCTGACGATGGGCAGATCGTTTATCCAGTACAGCGAGTACCGGGCTCTCAACGACCATTTGACCGACGAGCAACTAGCAAACGGTATAAGCGCGGTCATCGACTGCGGAGTTTCGTTCGTTGCGTTCGACGGCGAGCAAATCATCGGCGGCATCCTCGGCGTGGTCGGTCCGCTTTGGTTCGCGCCGCACGTTCAGACCGCTGTTGAGCTCGCTTGGTGGGTTGATCCTGCGTACCGTGGCATGGCCGGCATCAGGCTCATGCAGGCCTTCGAGGATGAGGCCAAGCGCAGAGGACTCAAGTACGTGGCCATGAGCGATCTGGTGATGAATGGGCGAGATGAGACACCTGCCGCAAGAATCCTCGGCATCATGGGTTACACTCTGACCGAGCGGATGCATTCCAAGGAGATTTGACATGGCAGCTTTCACAGCACTGGGTACGGCTATTCTCGGTTCGGCGGCGGCGGGCGCAGGCGCAGGCGTTGCGACAACGGTCGGCGCTATTGCGGCAAGCGCAGCAGCAGCGGCAGCTGGTACTGGCTACTCCGTGTACGCCGGACAGCGGGCCGATAAGGCGCAGAAGCAGGCGCTTGGCGAGCAGCGCCAGGCCCAGCAGCAGGCCGCAGCACAGGCAGCCTCGCAGCAGCGCCGCAGCGCCCAGGCTATGGCCTCGGCCAACCGCCGGCAGCCCAACATGGGCGAGATCATGGCTGGCGCAGCTGAAGGCGCAGGTGGCGGACCGACCAGCACCATGCTGACTGGACCGACTGGCGTCAACCCGCAGGATTTGGCGCTCGGTCGCAGTTCACTCCTCGGAGGGTAATCGTGAGCGAATACACCAGCGACGCACAGTCATACCCCAGCGCACCGACACGCGACAAGTTGTTCACGCGATGGGGGCAGCTCAAGTCTGAGCGGGCGTCGTGGCTTTCGCACTGGCAGGAGATCACGACCTACCTGCTCCCGCGCAACGGGCGCTACTTCCGCCAGGACCGCGACAAGGGCTGGCGCCGGCACAACAACATCTACGACAACACCGGCACCCGCGCACTGCGCACGCTCGGCGCTGGCATGATGGCTGGCGCGACCAGCCCGGCACGGCAGTGGTTCAGGCTGGCGACCGCCGACCCGGAACTGAACTCCTACCAGCCCGTTAAGTTGTGGCTGGACGACGTAACGCGCCGCATGCAGTTGGTGTTTCAGAAGTCCAACACCTACCGCGCCCTGCACACGATGTACGAAGAGCTCGGTGCGTTCGGCACTGCCACGAGCATCGTGCTGCCCGACTTCAAGAACGTCATCCACCACTACCCCGTCACGACGGGCGAGTTTTGCATCGCTACCGACGCGCAGGGCCGCGTTGACACGCTGTACCGCGAGTTTGAGATGACGGTCGCCGCGATGGTCAAGGAGTTCGGCTACAAGAACTGCTCCACGACCGTGCGCAACATGTACGACCGTGGCACGCTCGACCAGTGGATTCCGGTCATCCACGCCATCGAACCGCGATCCGACCGCGACCACAAGAAGCGCGACAACAAGAACATGGCGTGGGGCTCGTGGTATTTCGAGGTCGGCGGCGAGGACGGCGTGTTCCTGCGCGAGAGCGGGTTTGAGCAGTTCCCTGCGCTCGTCCCGCGCTGGGCCACCGCCGGCGGCGACATCTACGGCAACAGCCCGGGCATGGAGTCGCTTGGCGATATCAAGCAGCTACAGCACGAGCAGTTGCGCAAAGCGCAGGCCATCGACTACCAGACCAAGCCGCCGCTCCAGGTGCCCGTGTCGATGAAGAACCGCGACGTCGAGACGCTGCCCGGAGGCATCTCGTTCGTGGACGGCGCGTCAGCGGGCATCAAGACGGCGTTTGAGGTCAACCTCAACCTCCAGTACCTGCTGAACGACATCCAAGACTGCCGCGAGCGGGTGCGTGGTGCGTTCTACGCTGACATGTTCCTGATGCTGGCCGGCCAGCCGAACACCCGCATGACGGCTACCGAAGTCGCCGAGCGCCACGAGGAGAAACTGCTCATGCTCGGGCCCGTGCTCGAGCGCCTGCACAACGAACTGCTCGACCCGCTCGTGGACATCACGTTCACGCGCATGTTGCAGGGTGGCATCATCCCGCCGGCGCCCGAGGAGTTGCAGGGCATGGACCTGAACGTCGAGTTCGTCAGCATGCTCGCCCAGGCGCAGCGTGCCATCGGCACGAACTCGGTCGACCGCTTCGTCGGCAACCTCGGCCAGATCGCCACGATGAAGCCGGACATCCTCGACAAGTTCGACAGCGACCAATGGGCCGACATCTACGCAGACATGCTTGGCGTGGACCCGTCGCTCATCATCGCCGACAAGGAGGTCGCGGCCATCCGCACCGCCCGCAACCAGGCGATGGCGGCCAAGGAGCAGTCAGCGGCATTGCAGCAGTCGTCGCAGACCGTCAAGAATATGGCGCAGGCTCCGACCGGGCAACAGAACGCATTGACCGACGTGATGAACATGTTCAGCGGATACACCAGCCCATCGGCGCTGGAAGTTTGAAAGGACCACCATGCCATACCTGAAGCAAGGCAACAATTTCCTGTACGACAGCACGACCAACGACATCATCGGCATCAAGGACGCAGACGGCGGCGAGATGTATTTCTCGTCACTCACCCCATTCATGCCGGCGTCATACGGCAGCACGACGAGCATCGGCATCGTCGCACCGGCTGCCACCTTCACCAGCCTGTCGGCGGCAAACGATGGCAGCGGCAACGTCCTGCTGTCGAGCGCAGGTGTGCATGGTCTTACCGACACCAACGCGCTGGGCCGGCACGTGTACGTGTCGTGGTCGGGTGCTGGCACCAACGGCCTGTACGAGGTGCTTGACGCTGACAGCGACACCGACGAACTCATCATTGACTACCCGTACGACGCTGGGCTCGGCACCCCGCAGACCAGCAACGTGACCGCTGACATCACCATCGTGTCGCAGGTCATCCCGGCCAACACCGCCAAGGTCGGCATGTCCTACCAGCTCGACCTGCTGTTCGGCATGACGGGCAGCACGAACAACAAGACCGTCAAGGCCAACTACGGCAGCGCGGCTTGGTATTCGCAGACCGTCGCCGGCAACATCCAGAGCGTCTGCGTCGAGAAGAAGGCGTGCGCCGTGAACAGCACCACGATCATCTCCAACGCCCTCGCTGCACCCGGTCACGGCACCAGCACCGGGGCCAACGTCAGCATGACGCCCTCGGGCGGGATCGCTGCCGTCCAGACGCTCCAGATCGTCGGAACGATTTCAACCGCCAATGAGTTCATCGACCTGGTGTCGTGGAAGCTCAAGATGAACGGCGCCTGATGTCGAATTACGACCCTCTCGACATCCGTGGTCAGGAGCGCAACAAGGCCGAGCGCGACCAGCGCGAACGCCTTGAACGCGAGAACGAGGCCGCCGACGTCAAGTGGCTGATGAACAACAAGCGTGGCCGGCGCATGGTTTGGAGGCTGCTGGACAGGGCCGGAGTGTTCCGGTCCTCGTTCGCCACCAACAGCATGACAATGGCCTTCTCTGAAGGTAACCGTAACTACGGCCTACAGTTACTTGGTATTATCCATGCCGTATGCCCGGAACTTTATCCGGTCATGTTGAAGGAACACACGAATGAACGAACCAACGACGATGCTGGCGACCCCAACCAGTGAGGCGCCCACATCATCGAATGCCAGCAACACCTCCGCGACGGCGGAGAAGTTGTATGGCGAGCAGAAGGCGTCTGCACCTCAGACTGCGCCCGCCGATACGGCTAAGGCGCAGGACGCCCCTGTGACCGGACAGGCAGAGAAGGCCGCCGAGGCACCCGCCGACGCCAAGCCGACCACGCCTGAGAAGTACGAATTCAAGGCTCCTGAAGGTCAGGAGTTTGACGGTGACACCATCACCGCGTACTCGGAGGTCGCACGGGAGCTCCAACTGAGTCAGGACGCTGCGCAGAAGCTGCTTGACGTCATGGGCCCGAAGATGGCCGAACGTCAAATGGCTCAGATTCAGGCCGTTCAGGGCGCTTGGATGGAGGCATCCAAGCAGGACAAGGAATTCGGCGGCCCCGCGCTTGCCGAGAA